ACTCTTGTAACCTTTTCATAACCTTATTAACACTTGGTTTTCCACTAGCCGGTGAGAACGACTGAATTCTTTTTTGTGGATAAATTATATTTTCATATAATCTTCTCTTTAATATTAAATATTCAACATCTATTTTATCCTCTGATATTTCTAATTGTTTTGCCATAAAGTGTTTATACAACAACAACTGATTAGTTTTGTTCTTGTCGGCTTTCATATATTTGTTCCAACCCATAGTAGATGATTTGATATCAATAATTCTCATACGACCAGTTTTTTTGTCGTGTAGAACAACATCCATATAACCAACGAACTTCATATCTTTTGGTAAGTCGTAGTTAAGATTCATTTCGATACCAACTAGCTCAGTATCTTTCTTTTTGAAATGACTACCTTTTCTTTTTAAGAACTCATCAATGATAGCGAATCCGTCATTAGTAAACTCTATCATTTCTTTTTGGTCTACTTCAAACTCATCACCATATCTTTCCTTGGATTCTTTATACAATTCTTTCATACGATAAATCAGAATATCGTGTAGTGGTAAGGCGTCTGCTTCTTTGATTGTTCGTTCGTAATAACATACTAAATATGCTTGGATAGTTTCGTGAATGGCACTACCGAATAAGGTATAAATATTACCTTTGAAAGTTTCTGCTTTATCTACATAATTTAACTTCCAAGCATAAGGACATTTGTCCCACATTGCGAATTGACTATAACTTATTTTGCCCATTTACCTTTTGCTACGACTTTTGCCATCACTCCATAATTTGATATATCTGAAAAACTATCTATCACGCTCTCATTCTCAACTGCGTGATTATCGTCTCTCATTAATAATGTTTTTAATCTTTCTATCTTGTCGTTCATTCTGAACCAAATACCCAACAACGATAACTTAATATCTTCTTTGGTTTTTAGAATCGTCCCCACTGCAATATTTTGCGGGCCATAGTCATATTGTTTCTTACAAAATAATTCATATTGCTCTCGTTGTATATTTTTAAACTCACTTGTCATTTCAGGATATGTTTTTTCCATATACTGAATCACATCAGAATACTCTGATTCAGGTGGGTCTACTGGTGTACCCTTAGGCGAATCTTTAATCATTTTTTACTCCATATTTTTTTTAGTTGTTTTTCATCTACACCATACTTTGATACAATAGAATATACAACATCTTTTCCCATAATGTCAAGTGTTTTTTCAATATTTTGTGAACTTTCTTGAAAATAATCACATAATATATCCATAGCCCACTTTTCTATCTTGGATTTCTTCTTAGGTTTAGTATATCGTAAGTATGTATTTCCTCTTGGTAGTATGTTGGTGTAGAATTGATAAATTGTTTTAGGTTTTAGTTCCCAATACTTTTGAATCTCGTTGACTACTTCAATCCACTCTGCTTTCATAGATAAGAATCTATGAACCATATAATTAGACCAAGTCTTTTTATCGGCATCAGTTAAGTTGTCCCAATACAATTGGTTCTGAACATTTGTAATCTGTTTTATGTGGTCAAATAGTGTTTTTGTTTTCATAGTGAATAACCTTTAGATATAAATAAGTATCTTGTATGAATCTGAAAATGTAAATTATTTAAAAGAGTTTCCAAGAATCCAAGTGACTATCGAATATCTAACACCACTTGTTACTGGTCTAACTCTATGTCCTAAGTATGCTGGAAATAATATTAGTGAACCTTTTTTTCTTGAACCATAACAATTATCATCTCCTTTATCATTTGACATACTAAATTCAAACTCTCCACCCTCATAATCATTTTCATCACTTAGTTGAATTATCGCTGTTATTTTTCTTAGTGAAGTAGAACAATCACCTATGTCTAAGTGCCAATCGTATTTATCAGTATCTTGATATCGTAGAACAACAATATCCTCTAATTCATATGGTTTTTTCAAGTCAAATTGAAAATTAAGTAGATTAGACATTTCACAAGCCATTATTATATTTTTTGTTAACTTGAATCCGTCTGACAAAACCACATCATTTTTTAATCTTATCTCTTGAACTTTTCTAACATCTTCATTTATTACATCCGAATCATCTCCTTTATAAGTTCCTGCAACGGTAGATTTCTGTGAGTTAGACTGACCAAATTTTTCTATCAATTCATCACATTGTTTTGGTGTTAAAAAGTTTTCTCTGTGTAATACAAACTGAAAGTTTTTTTTCTTTATCATCTGAAAGTTTTCCCTTTTATCCAAGTTAACATTGTATATCTATCTTTATCATAAAATTGTAATACTTTATGTGCTGCAAAAGCTGGAAATATTACTATCCTACCCTGCTTTGATTCTATTTTTTCGTTCCATATCTGTAATCCACCACCCCAATAGTCATCATTTAAAAAAATAACTGATGTAAGTTTTGTATTAATATCGACTAATCTTCCTGGCCCTGCAGCGAAATCTGAGTGTAGTGTTTCTTCTTCTTTGAAAACTCCCTTTTTATAATACTTTCCCTCTTGTAATTGAATACAATCAATATCAAAATTATAATGTATATTATTTGAAAGTTCCATAATCTTCCAAACTTTATTTAAATATTTATCCTCTTTGAGTTCTATGTCTTGTGTAGATTCTGAATTATCACGATTATTATCAATTATTTCTATAACCTCTTCACATTCTTTTTGAGATAAAAAATTATCTCTTACAAGATACCATTGAAAGTCTTTACTCATTTAAAGTGATTTCCTATGAATAGCTCTTGTATAACATATCTTGTCCCCTTAGTGACTGGTGTTACATTGTGAGATAAAAATGTGGGAAATATAGTCAAAGAGCCCTTTAGTTGATTCATTGTATACCACTCTTTTGTATGTTTATCTTGAATACCAAATTGAACTTCTCCTCCCTCATATTCACTTGGGTCTGTTAGTTGGATTATTGCTACAAGTTTTCTAACTGAGCAACTACCTGCATTGAAGTCTGTATGCCAACCATAAAACCCACCCTCGTGATACTTTATAAGTTTCAATTCATCATCAGCACCTTCAATGTCAAACTTAAAGACTCCTTGATTAACCATTTTTACAACTTGATATATTTTATCTTGTAACCATTTCCAATCACCATTACATTTATCTGGTCTGTATGGATTTAGTGGTTGGTCAAATAAATACCACTCATCAGTAACTCTTATTTCTGGTATTATAGCTGGTTCCCCTTTTTCACCACCGACTCCACCTACAACTTTTTGTTCTGTGTTAGTTATTTGTTTTATTAACTCGTCGCATTTTTCGTGTGATAAAAATGTAGGTATTTGAATTGAATATTTGAAATCTTTATTCTGTATCAAACTCATCAGAAACTAAAACCCTATTTGCGAAATAATTTTTACCATTATCAGTTCTGTTGATATTGTATGTAATTTTTTCCACATTATTTACCTCTATATTGACAACTTCTATCTTTTGTAATTCATCATTCAATACTACATCACCAATGGATAATGGTGCTTTGTATCCACTTCCAACCACATAAAATGGATGGTCATCAGTTGCCTCAATTTTTGTATTATCATTAAATTTATATGTAACCATATTGTCGTGTAGAACTTTTACGGTTTCTAACACTTTTGAATTTTGTAATTTACCAGTTTCTACATCATATGTTTTTATCATATCGTTTGGTCTGATTTTACATATCTGTTGATATGTTCCGTCTGATAATGTAATCATAGTGTCATAAGTAAAACAAAAACTTCCTTTGTTATGAACTAACATATCGTTAGCAAAATAATTTTTGTGTGTTTCTACCCCCAATGAATATGTTTGAACTGGGTTGATGTCCTCTTGGATATCAGTTATTTCAGTTTCTATGATTATATTATCTTGAAGTTCTAAACATTTATCTCCAACCTCTAATTGTCCAGATTTGATGTCATATCTTTTTTCTGTCCAATGTGGTTTGTAAGATGACCAACCTTTTCCGACTACCCAATATGGGTGGTCAAATGTATTTCTACTTTTCTTATCACCGAAACTAATCTCTACGATATCTGCGTGTGTTGGTGTTTCAATGGATAATACTTTACCTACTTTGATTTCTTTTGTTTCAAAGTCATAATTTTTAATTTCATCACCTACTTCAATAAGTTCTATTGCTTTTGTAGCTCCGTCTCCCATTGTGATTTGTGTCCCTGCTACAAAACAAAGTGGTGGGATATTATGAACCAATATATTTGATTGAAAGTATGTATCAATATCCTCAACATTTAGTCCATAAAATGTTTCATCTGATAAAACATTAGTTTTTGATGTGATTTCTAACTCACTACCATCATTATTTAAAAAGTAGTCTCCGACTGATATATCAACTGACTGCTTCCAACTCCAAGCGTCTCCTGTTTTACAAAAGAACTTTCCACCTCCGTGCATAGTATGTGGA